GCATCTGCAATAATGGATATGTTGTTCCCTACGGTAATGTCGTCGTTAACCAACGAACCTTCCCGTAGTTGACGCGTATTCCTAGTAACGTTTCCGAAATAAGAAATTGCAGTTATAACATCGGTCCACACACCAGGCGCCGTTTGAACAGATTCTCCGTAACCAACTTTTCCGTGAAATCTGTTCATGCCAGAATCACCTCATCACGGGTTGCTGTTCTGACCGTCCGGAGCCGGGCGAGCGAAGTCCCAGTAAGCGGTCTGAACGCCGGACGTCGGGAAGTAGTAACCGACAGCCGGAGTGGCAGTGACCACGAAGGTAGTGTCGACAGCGATCGCGGCCTGAGCACCAGATGCAAGAACGTTGTTGTTGCCGTCCTTGTAAACAACGCCGGTCTCGTTCGGAATCGTGATGACGCCGGTCGAAGTGTTGAAGGTCGGAGCAACAGGAGTGACAGAAGTGTCGGTGGACGGAACGGTCCAAACGGCCAGAGCAGACTTGACCTTGGTCAGAGCGCCAGAGAGACGCGTCTCGATCAGATACTTCATCTGGTTGTAGTCGATGTCAAAGAAGTCGAACATATTGACCTCGCCACCCTTGTCAGCACCGACGTTGTAGTCGGCCGGGTTGACGATAATACCGACGATGTTCGCCGGGCCGTTCTCCATGACCTCGACCGGAACGATGTCCGACACCATCATCGCCGAAGCCAAGTCAGCCTTGGTCGCGTAGATACGGCGCTGCATGCTGTCCTTGATCAGCAGCATGCTGGTCATGGTTGCGTACGTGGTGTAGAAGACCGGGTTCCCAGAGCCCTTGTAGTACTTCATGGCACCCATGACAGCCTCGACGACCAGTTCCCAGTTCGGGGTGGACGTCAGGTTGACATAAACATCCGTCTTGTAAAGCTGGTGCTCGTTCACGATGGAACGAATACCCTCGCCGTTGATCCCGCCAGCAGGGTCCTTGATCTTGTCGACGTCCGCGATGTCACGACCGTCACCAATGAGAATCGCTCGAGCGAGCTCCTCCTTCAGCATCAGGTCCATCTCGGCCTTGACCCAAGCGACCATGTCGAAGTCCGTGATGTCGATGACGTCGTCACGGTCGAACTGCTGCTTCTTGTACAGAGTGGTCGGGTAGGTGAAACGCTTGGAAACAGTGAACCACTCCTCGCGCTTGATGTTCCCCTTGACGTAGCCCTTGGCACGGGCCTCGTCCATGGTGATGTCAGCAACGATGGACTTCACCCGAGAGAACGGGCTGTGGGACAGACCATCCAGGAAGGGCTGGACCCACTGCATCCGCCGCGAGTTGAACTGCGGGGTGTTGTCGAGGTTCTTGTACTCCGGGAACAGAACGTCCATCGGAGTGATGCCGTGCTCAAGGCAATGCTCTTCGACGGCCTGCTTCAGAGACCCGAGCTTGTCAGCCCTGGCAAAAATCGCCTTTCGGTCCTGGGCCGTGAAGATTGCGTCAGCGTGCTTCAGCTCGCTCTTGACCACAGCCGTGCCAGTGCCCGCCTGGTTGTCGGTCTGATCGAACACGTTTCGAGGCATGGTGGTGTTGTCTCCTTCCTGGTGGCCGAGGTCTCCTCCGCCGTTTTCGGTGTCTTCGGTGTCTTCGGTGTTCTGATCGACATCGGAATCGGAATCAGAAGCGGCGTTTTCGACGGCTTCGTCAACGATGTAGCTGACGGCAGTCTGCTGAATTGGAGTGAGCGAATTCCAAATGTCCGCGATGGTCTGGTCCCCCATGTCGGAATCGATATCATCGATCACTTCAGGGATGACGGTGTCATCATCGTCGCCACCATTGCCATTTTCAGCATGGTAGAGTTCGAATTCGAGACCCGTGTGAATAACGGCCTCGTCTTCGAGGGCTTCGAGATAACCATCGCCGTGCTTGATGTTGACGAAATCGATGAGGGCGCCCTTATTGGCACCGGCAAGAACAAGGCTGGTCTCACGGATGTTTCCATGAATGACATACTTGTTCTTTTCAACGAGGTCGTTCGCGTAGATCGACAGCGACTTGATGTCGCCGTGCTTCACCAATTCCTTAGCATGCTTTCCTCGTTCGGTTCCATTGAAGAAACCGTCGATGCGCATACCTTCAGGTTTGTGCTTCAGAATGCCGTAACCGAGAACATTCTCAGCATCACCATGTCCGTGCTGCCAAACGAGAGGAACCTGCTGTCCGTCCATGTGCTTGAAAGCTTCGGGCGAAATGGTTCGGCCATCGGAGCACTTGAGGTTGGCCTTTGTGGCCCAGCCACTGAAATCAGGTTCCATTTTGACTGTTTCCTCCAGTCCCTATGAGTTGTCTTTGCAAATGTGGGCTGAGAGCCGTTATAGGAGTAGATGCCGTACTTGGTAGATTCGGTGGATAGGTACCAGGGATTCGACGGCGATCACTAGGCGGCCCAGTGGGTCTTGGGGCTGGAGCAATAGGAGCAGGCGTAGGCATGTTGCTATTGATCAACTGATCAGCCTTCGGATCCTTCGATGGCTTCCAACCAATTGCAGTGCGAATGTCATTAGCGGTTGCAATCTCGTTGCGAGAGAACATGTCCGCGATCTTGGCCATATCAGCCATGGGAACCAAAGCAAAGGGATTACGGTAATACGTAATAGATTGACCCTGAGTTCTTGCTGTCTTGCTTAGAAATGTAGCGCGCATAGCTTCGATGACGGCCATGAGGATTGGCTCAGTAGTACGATGGAAATAGTTGTTCATCGTAGCTTCAGTCGCCGTACCATTCATGATCGTATCGGTAAGACCGAGCTGATCATAAAGCAATTGAGTCAAATAGGTAATCTGATCCATCAAATTATTTGTTGCTGGCCTATTCAGCTGAGTGATCTTCTCAGTTCCATCAGTGTAGGCGATACCATACTGACTTCCCTTGAGTTGAAACTCAATGTCCTTACGTCGCTGATCTGCCTGTTGTCTGCGAGCTTCAGACTTGATGACGTAAGGAAGCTGAATAATCAAGTCGAGCTTCCCAGAACTAGACTGTTCATCAATCTGGTCGAGCATGTTCAACTTACGAATGAGGCGTTGTAGAGTTGAACTAGGCTCGTTCATGATTTGATACAGAGGGTTTTCAACGATCGCGACCATGCTCTTGGGAAGCGTGATCTGTCGCCGATAACCCTTGTTTTCATCGTACAAATTCACACGAACATGTTGCGGGTACCATGCTACAACTTCTGCCGCACGCATCGTAAGGATGTCATACGCATTCGAATTGATCGGTTCACTAGTCGTGTCAACTGGAACAATAGCAACGACGCCCTTATCGAACATCGTCATGACTACGTCCATACGAAATTGCTGAGGAAACTGATCAACGTTCGCCTGCATAGTGAGGCAGTTATTCAAGCCGCTTGTAATGTCAGACAGGTATCGTCCTTCACTGTCATTCTTGACATGAGTCATCTGAATCGAAGCGACATCTATAGCCATTCGCGTGAGGATCGACGAAAGCATCGATCGTTCATTTGAAAAGTTCAACCTAGTTCGACCGGGATACACCCCAAAGGTAGAACCACCGGCGTAAGTTTGAACTGCCTGATAATTTTCATCCCAATTGGTAAACGCATTCCATGCGTGCTTCACAAACGATCGAAAACCCATACTTCACCTCCTTTCGGGGGTACATGCTTAGAATTCGTTAACTCTGAGTTAGATTCTTGACCTTGCCCCGTGTGACTATCTGATAAGGACTGGCACCAACGTTCTTACGAAGATTTCGAAGGTTATCCCTAGCGGTGGCATTACCTGCTTCATACCGGGACTTTTGAGCTTCGAGCTTCGCAACTCTGGCTGCGGCAACCTTCTGAATATCGCCTCCATGCCTAACCATCTCATGCATCTTGGCCACATTCATTCCGTAATTAAGTCTCTGACGACGGCTACCCTTACCAGCAGCGATAGACTTGTGGTATTCAAGTTCGCGTTCCCGCCGAACTCCCCACTTCATACCAACAACACCATGATGTTCCAGAATCAGAGACTCCAAAGAAGGCTTCTCTTCATCTCCGTAATACTTGCTCATTCAAACGCCTCCTTGTTAGCCTTCCAAGCAATATAGGCATCCATCATTGCAGCTACATTGTCGATCTTGGCATCCATTCGCTTCTTGAGAAGCTTTCGGTTACCATTTGTATCTTCCATGGTGATGGCGTTACCCATGGCGAATGTCATAAGTGCTTGGTCGAACTGAAGTAGACGTTCGGCGCTTAGGTTCTTAAGTTCCCCCAGCGGTACGGACTCCGACTTTGCACCCTGTATAACCTTTTCGATCCCAAAGGGGCCGTTCTCAGCTTCCCAGCGGGTAACGAATTCTTTCGCGTTGTACGGGTCGAATCCCAAAGCACGTACGTCATATTCTGACTCCAGAATGAACGCGTCAAGGTCGTCGTATACCTCCATCATGTCGAGCACTGTTCCCTCGAGCACGTGCAGGCTTCCTTCGTTGATGAATTCATCATATTTCTGACGCATAGCGCCAGGAAGTTTCATCAACGTCAAAGAAGTGATGTAACTTCTAGTTTTAATTCCGAAACCTTCTCGCAAAGGGAACAGAAATGTAAAAGCACAGAAGTCATCGCCCTGGGAAAGGTCAGCGCCCAAAGCACACGGCATTCTCCAGAATTCACGCTTTCGATGCGGCAGAGTTTCTTCGTAAGTGAAGAAGTAGGTGTAGCCTTCCATCGGAATCCCGAATCGCTTGGCCAGAATGTCGTTTCTTGAAGCAGGAGCGTTTTCTGCCCTTTCGACATCCAACTGATACGTTTCGTATGTGACCGTCTTTCCGAGATTCGGATTGGCCTTAAGCCATGTTTCTGGATTTGATACTTCGGTTAGATCATCAAGTTTGTAATGCCAAATTGAAACGTGAGGTGCTTGATAGTCACCTTTCAGAATGTCGGCCAATTCAAGCTTGATTGTGTCTCCGCTACCGTTTCGAACAGTTCCTTCGGAGCTGATGGCAACAATCAGATAATCGTCATGTTTTGAAGCTCCTTGTTCGATCGCACCGACTACATCTTCTCGAATGTCCCCAGACAACCATTCGTCAACCGTTGAAACCTTTGGTCGAAGACCTTGCAGTTTCGCGATAGACATCGGACGGACTTCAAGCAGAGAACCGGTCAAGAAATTTTCGACGCCCTTTTTAGTTGACGCCAATTTGACACGATTAGCTCTTGAACCAGTTGTATTTTGAAGCGATCCTTCTGTCAAGAATTTGAACAGAGGACCTCGACTTCTCGTGATGGCAGTACGAAAAGGCGACATGACTTCGTCGGCCTGTTTCATCGTCGGCGCTGTAGTAATTTGGTGCGTAGTAGAAGTATCGACATTCAAGAAATAGCTTTGTATGCATTCGGCATACATGGATTTGGCAGCACCTCGTGCAACGATGAGATACTGCTTTGTTATCAAGCGCTTCTTGATGGATTTGTTTATGTAAACTCCGCCGCCTCGACCATCGGAATAAGGCTGGTATACACTTCGATCTACAAAGTAATACCAACCGAAAATCTGTTCCGCCCAAATTTTAAACGAAGGAAGCAGATGAAGGTCGCTTCCATCTGTGAGTGTCAATTCATTCTCACAGTAAAGGATGAAACCTTCAACTGCTTTGTCATCGTAGTAGATATTTGGATTGGCAATGAGAGCGTCTATTCGGTTCATCTCAAGAGAGATTTCCCGGTTAACCGGAATTTCCCCTCGAATGACCGCGTCGCGAAATTCACCGTAATAGATCGGAACAGCTGTATTAGATAGACCCATTGTGTCCTCTATCTATTCAGCAGCTGCTTCTGCGATTTTCTTAGCTGCGTTAGCAGCCTTCCCAGCCTTGATCCCAGACTTGACAGCCTTACCGACAGGGCTCTTAGCCAGATTATTCAAATCGTTCAGAGTGCGCCCGACGCCAATAACAGCATCGATGCGCTTCTTTCCGGTTTCGAACTTGGAAGGCTTGGCACTATTGTTGACAAGGTTGCGATGCTGCTGCTCCAGGTTCATTCGAGTGACGAGTTCCTGGAGTTCCTTGTTTGACAGAGCCTGCGTTCCGTGCTCCTTGACCGTTTGCTTGTGCGATTCAGCCTTGGAGTAATCTTCAGAAACATGAGAGGAGGAAGATTCAGAAGAACCCTTTCGATGTCCCCACTTCATTCCGAGAACGCCGTGGTGCGCAAGGAAATCGGTGAGTTCGATACCCTGCTTCATAGAATCAGTAGAATCCTCGTCAGCATCCATAGCATCGGCATCGCCTAGAGAAAGAATGTGGCCCTTAGGGCCCTTCTTAAGATTAACCTTATAGGCAATGTCAGAATGAGCAACATCGGCTGTAGAAACATGCCAACTATCGTTTTCCGGATTAGTATCAATCACATACTTCTTGGTTCCAGAAGCATTCGTACCCATCTTGGCAGCTCCTTCACGGAGGTGCTTGACATAGGTCGATTGAATTTCATGTGCGTACTTCGCTACGACTTCACCACGAGCTTTGGTAAAATCAACGTTCTTGTATTCCGGCTTGTTGTTGATACGATGCAGCTCATGGCTATTCATTTGTTGTGCTGCATAATTATGGAGAAGTATGTGGTTGTTAAGCCTGTCGGCTTTCTTCTCAAACTTCTTGTCAAGCTTGGCGATCTTCTTGGTCTTGGCCTGCTCGCCTTCGTGGCCATAGTCCTTTCGAACACCCCACTTCATCCCCTTGACACCGTGATGAGTTAGAATATCTCCCACCACGGCGGTTCCGTTTC